CGCGCCGGTTTGGTCGAACCGTCGTAACCCCGCATGCGTGAACGACCGAATCTGCACATCACTAAGTGTATCGCATGGCGTTACACTCTGCAAGGGCGGACGCCGCGAAAAATGTTCAAGGATCGATGCGGGGTGAGGGGGTTCCGCCTGGCGCCGGCGCGAGAGACGGGCGCTGATCGAATTCACGGCGTCGGAACGTCCAGCGTGCCCGCGGCCGGCGTTTGCGCCGCCGGAAACGTCCTGAGCCGCTCCTTCGCGGCCGCAATGTTGTCGAAATGCTCCTGAAGATCATCGTCGTCGAGCATCCGCGCACGAAACTTGCCCTTCGATAACGGATCACGCTCGAGCACCGCGATCCTGATGGGGCCGTTGATGCCGCCCGGGTTGACCTTGATGACGTGGTCCAGCGCCCAGGCCACGGCGAAGATGGCGTCCTGTACGGTCGGCGGGCCACTCTGCCAAAAAATCTCCCGCATCAGCGCCAAGAAGGGGTCGGTGATCGGCTGACCGCTTCCCATCGAGACGAACCAATTGCCTTTCCCGGTCTTGAACTCCGGCTGAAAATCGGCGACCGCCAGCTCGCACAGATGCGGATGGTCTCCCAGCGGGAAGCCCACCAGGGCGCCGTAATGCCCTTGGGGCATGTTGGTCGATCTGAAATCGTTGATCCCTTCACGCGCGAGCTCCTTCCCCACGCTCAGGTAATCCCCGGTGAATTTGCGATTGCTCCAGGCGGTCTCCACGACGTGGCAAAACCGCTGGCCCAGTCCTAACTGGCCTGTCCCTGCGATGATGACCGTATCCGCAACGATCGAGAGTTTCTCGACCGGCTGTTCGATCGTTCGCATCGGTCCGATGCTTGAGGTCGCCGAACTATCCGTACCGATGACGAGGCCGTCTCGGCAGAGAATCCCAACGATCGCGGTCATTGCGGAGGTCGGGGGACGATGGCGGTCAGTGCTGAAACACGCTGTTCGCCTTCATCTCCGGATACGCCTTGTAGATCGCGGAGACGAGCTGGGCGAATGACAGACGACGAACGAACTCCGAGGTCCGCGTAATGAAGTCCTGGGCGCGCAGCGGCAACGCGGCAAACAGCCGCTCAGCCTCTCGCAGGCCCTCAGGCGTCAGCGAGTAGGTGCGGCGTGGCGCGGCGGTGTCCACGTCGACGAAGCCGCGCACGGCAAGGCCCGTCAAGACCTGGTAGACGGTGCGATCGAAGGGTCCGTAGTGGTACGGCTGGAAGTCAAAATGCGGCCCGTCGACCAAGTCGGGGATCTGTCGATCGATCAGAAACAACAGTTTCTGCACCTGCACTGGACTGTAGCGGAACCCGCCGCCGGGCTTGAGCGCGGCCAGAACGAGGGAGGCTTTGTCCATCTATTGGGCAGTGTAACGCATTGCCTTACACACTGCGCGGTTCCTCGGACGCCATGGGGTCTTCAGCCGGATCGTTCGCCGCGGAGCACCAGGTCGCGCGACCCCACGTTCTGCTCGGGTCACGGCCGCCACGATAAATGGTTTATGAGGGCCCCTGACAGAGCTTCAGGCCCCGGTCGATCAACGGCTGCCGATCCGCCGGCACGGTCCCTGGCTTCTGGATCAACATCGGATCGGGATACCCAAAGTCGCGCGCCGCGCCGTTCAGGCCGTACATGATCCCGGGCGTGGGCGAGAACGTCACGAGGGGCCGTTTCGGCGCGCCGGTCGTCTTGGAAGCCATGTCGCATTCGAGGACGCCACGCTCGACGGTGAAGGGCCAGGCCCCGCCGTATTCACGGGCCGTGACGGTCGGGCCGTTCGGGCCGCCCGGGCGCGTGATCGTGGTCGTGGGTGCAGTCGTGGTCCCGACCGGTCGCCGGTCTGGCGGGTCGGCCTTCAGGGCGGCGGCATCGGGCAGCGGCCCGATCCAGAGGATGGCGACGGCGAACACGACGAGCAGGCCGCCAAAGTACAGGGCGATGGATCGCCACGGCGAGGCCGACGGAGTGTCTGGTGTCATGATGGAGATCGTAGCGACCCTCCGACAGGTCGCCAATGATGGCGCGCGCCAGATTCAAGCCAGAGTGGCGCGCTCGGTCAACGATCCAACCTCGGATCATCCGCGGCGGATGATCTCGCGCGCGCGGCCGGGCTGGTCGAGGACGGCGAGCCGGTAGCAAGCGAGACGCGGGACCATCTACTTGGCGAGCAACCGCTGCTTGTTGTCCTTAATCCAGCGTACTGTCTGGAGCGCCACGTCGTCAGCGGCCTGGATCCAGCGCGCGATGCCGACGCCGATCAACTCATTCGAGTACTCCCCAGCCGACAGTTCCACGCGGATCGTCGGCTTGGTCGCGTCGGTCGTCGTGCTGGAGCCCGAGGTGCCTATTCTCCCAGGGCCGTACTCTGTCTTTTGCTCGCCGGTCTTCTCGAACTTCGATGACACGACGCGCAGCGTGAGGTCGGCAGCCTCTTGGTTCTCGACGAAGACGAGGGTCTTGTCGCGCTCGTTCAAGCGCTTCTGCAGGTCGAGTCGTGAATCGGTTTGGCGCTTCGAGTGCTCATCAACGAACCCGTCACGTGTTTCGATGGGAGCGAGGAAGATCCGAATGGGGCGTTGCGCGGAGGCGCCGCTGACCAGCGCGCTGACGGCGAGTAGAGCAACGGCGACCGGGGCGATCACAGAACGACTCATGGGAACGGTGTGCCTCCTAGGCTGGTGTAGATCGTAGCGACGTCCGACAGGGTCGCCAAGGACCGCGGACGCCAGATTCACGCCACACTGGCGCGCTCGGTCAGTGATCCGAACCGCGTGTGGTAACTTGGCGGAATGGTCTGGCTGGCGGAAACGCGAGGGGCGAAAGTGCGGGGCTTTCGAGCGCGCGTACGCCTCCAAACTGTGGCAGCCACTGTGGCAGCCTCAAATTGATGGCCTGTTTATCGTTGTTTTTTGAGTGGAATCCGGCTTCCTAAACCGGGGGTCACAGGTTCAAGTCCTGTCAGGCGCGCCAGCTTTTCGGCCAGAAAACACGCAAAAACGCCTTTATTTCGCCAGAGTCTGACGCCGACCCCCCTTCGGCGTTTTTGAGGCAAAGTTCAACAATTTCGGCGATCTTGGACCCCCAACTGTGGCAGCCACTGTGGCAGCCTTTGGAGGCGAAGGCGGGGGCGCCGGGACGCTGCCGACAGCCGCCGCAATCGCCGCCGCGCCCAACGGGGACACGGCCGCGCGGGCGTAGTGCAGGGTCTGGTCGGCGGTGCTGTGGATGGCGAGCTCCTGCACCCCGGCATAGTTGCCGCCGGTCTGCCGCAGCATGTGCGTGATGAAGGTGTGCCGGACGTCGTACGGGCGACACGCCCCGAGGATCGGCAGGGGAGCCTCGCCGCGGGCGAGACGATGGCCGTTCTCCACGTTCTGGTCTCGCCGCACCTTGTCCGCCGCGCGTTGGAACCCCTTGTAGAGCGCTGCGTTCGAGAAGGCCCCCTGGGCGTTGACGCGCACGAATTCGCGCAAGGCCAACTCCGCCTCGGGGATGAGCTCCAGCCATCGTTCACGCACGCCCTTGCCCTTTCGGCGCGCGCGTACGCGCACGACCACCTTGGGCGTCCAGATGATGTCGTCGGACGGCACGAGGCGCTTGATCACGGCGTGGGGCCAGCCCGTGAAGATCATCAGGCGGAGCCGCACCTTGGTCAGGCTGTGGGCGGGCCGCTTGTCGCCCTTCGCCGCACGCCCACGATCCGAGAGGTGCGCCAGAATCGCCTGGGCATTCGCGAGGCCGATGTCGCGCGGCGGGTCGTCCTCGTCCGGACGCGACATCGCATGGATCTCGGCGGTCGGGTTCGGGTCGGTCTCGGTGTTCAGTTCGCGGTAGAGCGACTTCAGGACCGTTAGGCAGTTGTTCGCGGTCTGCACGGCGAGGGGCTTCGGTGAGGGCGTCGGGCCGCCCTTGGCATGCGGCTGGCGTGGCTGCGGCTCGGTGATGAACTTCACGAGCTGCGCCTTGATCTCGGGCTTGGTGATCGCGGTGCGCGGCTTCTTCGCCAGCGCAGTGCGCGCCCAATGCTGAAGGCGGGCGGCATCGTCGGCCTTCTTCTTCGGGCTCTCGACGGTGGCGAGATAGCGCGGAATGTCCGCCAGAAGCGACTCGAGCGGCGCCTCGGCCTCTGCCGCTTGCGCAGCCTGCGTCGCCAGCTCGCCCGCCCAGGCCTGCTTGGCGCGGCGGAGGATCTCGAGCGATGTGCCGAGTGCGAACCGCGTCGGGGACTCGTGCCCGTTATGTCGAATCGTGATGCCGTAGCGATCTTGGTAGATCCCGGCCGCGAGACAGACACGCTTACCTCGACTCCCGCCCATATCCGCTCATCTCCGCTCTATTTCGCTCTGCACACAAAATCAGTTCACTGGCCGTGGCCGGCAGTAAGATGCGCGAGTTCCCCTGTGTCGCTGAGGGAGGCTGCTCATGTCCGGCGTCGTCGCGCGTCCGTCGTTGGTCGAGCTCGTGCTCCACGTCCCCCGCGCTGAACTTCGGCATTGGAAGCGTTTCGCCGCGTTCCCGCCTGAGGTGCGCGCAGCTCACTGGCGGGCGATTCAGATAACGGCGGCACGCGCCAGGCCTTCAACAGGTCCTCGATCGACCCGAGCATCTCGTCGTTCTTCGCCCGTTCAAGCCGCTCGGCGATCGCCAACACGCGCGCATTCTTGATGGTGTGGCGCGGCGCGGGCGGCGGTGTCTCCTCGATCAAGTCGCCCAAGCGCCAGTCGAACACGCCCGCGAGAGCCGCGAGTTGCTCCATCGGGATTCGCCGGCCACGGAAGAAGTCACTTACCGTCCCTGGCGGCACGCCGGATCGGCGCGCGAGTTCCGCTTGATTGACCGGCGGCTGGCGTTGCTGCATGGCGGCGGCAAGGTGACGGCGGACGCGCTCGGTCAAGGCGTCGGTCTTCCTCATCCGTCTTTTCATACCAGCGCGTAATCATAGTTACATAATTCGATAAGTCCAGACGAATCAAAAGGATATCAGATATCCGAATTATAGGATTGACCGAGTACTTATTGTTACGACAGAATCGGCGCTTTTCCGAAAGGGTGCGCTGATGTCACGCCGCCGCCTTCGGCCGGAACCCGGCATCCCCAATCAGATCCAACGCCTGCGCGTCGAGCGCGGCATCAGCCAGAGCGAGCTCGCCGACTTCCTGCGCCTCGCGCCCATCACGCTGAGTCAAATCGAGCGCGCCGTGCGCGCACCCACCCCGAACGAGCGCGATGTGTTCGTGCGGTTCTTCGGCGTCACCGATGCCGAGCTCTTTTGCTCGCCTACAGAGAGTTCCAATCATGGCCATCACGAATTGGGATCAATTGCCGATTCTCATTCGGCTGTCGCAGCTCGCCGAGTTGTACGACCTGAACGAGACCACCGTCCGAAAAAAGGTCGAGTCGGGTGACCCGTCGATCCCGCTGCCGGCCTTCTTGCACCCGTACCGGTGGCGCAAGGCGGACGTGATCCGCCATCTCGAAAAGCATTCGATCGTCGAGCAGCTGCGCACCAAAGCGCGCCGTGCCCTTTCCCAGGTCGGGTAACGCGGCGATGACGCCCCTTGTGTTCGTCGCGCCGGGCATCTACCGAAGCCCTCTGCGGCCGATGCTCTTTCTCGACATCCCCCTGCTGACGGTGCGCCGATCGTCCACGCGATCCCCGCGCGCCGAAGGCCGCCGGGTCATGGCCGAGATCCGCGCCTCCGGCGAGATGGATCGCTTCGTCCTCGTGTCCCGCCTCCGCGGGATTCCCCACAAGCCGCAGCTCTAACCGGGAGCGAAAGGCGATGGCGCATCGACGCACGTGCGTGGAATGTGGCGAGCCCGCCGACGTGCGGTGCACGCGACGCACGGTCTTCCGGCTGGTGAGCGCCTACCTGTGTCGGGGATGCGCGCCGGCGTGGGTGCGAGGCGGCCAGACCTACGCGGGAATGGCCCGCGCTGCGGTCACCACGCGGACCCGTGATCACCAACGACGAGGAGTGCGCTGATGTCGACCGACCGTCTCACTCTCGAATCGGAGGGAAAAAACGGAAGCACGCCCGACCGTGCGCCGGACGCGGCGTGCGCCGACGACGTGGAGCAGGTCCGGCAGCAACTGGCCGCGATCTATTACGACCGGCTACAGGTGTCGCAGGTGCCCGCCCACCTGCACGATCCGATCGTCTACTACCTGGTCCACCACAAGTCGCCCGGCCATTTCCTGCGGGCCTGCCTCGAGAGCAATGTCGTCGAGATGATCCGCCGCGCGGACCCCGAGAGCAGCGCGGCGCTCAACCACATCATCCTCTGGCTCGTGCGCTACGCGCCGGCTGTTTCCTGGTCGTCGCCGGGCGCCGTGACGGCGTGGCTGACTGACGCGGGGCAGTGAGCGTCATGGCCGACCGACGATCCCTCGGCGCCGCTGCCCGTGAGCTGGAGGCGCGGCTCGCCCGTGTGCGCGCCAGCCTCGCCGTCGCGCGGGCCGCCGTGCAGGCCTTCGAAGCCGAAGAGCGCGCCCTGATGGACACCTACGACCTGGTCAAGCCGAAGGCCCGCGTCCGCGTGCCCCGGCAATCCGAGTCCCTGCTGCCGGAGTCCGAATCATGACCGACCACGACGTGCTCGAGGCCGATGCGAAGGAAGTCGAAAACGGGCTGGTTCGCACGCTGCGACAACCGGCCGTGCCGGTCACGGTCAACGACCTGGCCGCGCTCAAAGGCGAGGCGCTCGAGGTGCTCGACGCCCGCATCCAGATTCTCGAGACCGCGCGCAAGCGCGCGATCCGGATGACCTCGCCCGAGGACTGGGTCCTCTTCAAGGCGAAGGACGCGCGCATCACCTGCTACCTCTCTGACTCGGGTTGTGAGCGCATCCGAGACATCCTCGGCGTCGAAATATTCAACGTCGGCGAGCCGGTACGGATTGTCTCGGCGGATGGAAAGTCGTTCATGTACGTGATCCGTGGCGATGGTCGATCGCGGCTCACGCTCCAGACGGTCTCGAACGTCGAAGGCGGTCGGCAGTCGACGGATGACTTCTGTAAGGACAAGACCGGCGCGGCGCTCGAGCTCACGGTCCGCAAGGCGACGCGCGCCAACCTGGACGGCGGCATCGTGCGGGAGCTCACCGGGCTGGCGGCGGTGCCGATTGAGGATCTCGCGTCGGCATGGGAGGGGACCGCCAAGAAGACCGAGCATTGCCGACGCGGGCGAGGCTTCGGCACGCAGGACGAACGGCTCGGCGCCACACGCGAGGGCGAGCCCGACGTGGAGCCCCCAACGTGTCCGCATTGCGCACCAGTCAATGGCCAGCCGGTGAAGTTGAAATACCGGCCCGGTAAGGGTGACCGCGTAGCATTCTTCGGCTGCCCGAACTGGGAGAAACACCCCAACGCCAAAGTGATTGTCGACGCCGCGAAATGGGTCGCAGAGTCGAAGCGGTTCGCGGCCGAAGCCGGCGAAAAAACGGCCGCCCGGGAACCTGGCGAGGAGGGCTAGCCGTGGGACGTTCAAGGTTCCCCATGCCAGAACGGTTCTGGCGACAGATTCAACGATCGGAGTCGTGCTGGGTGTGGACTGGCACACGAACGAGGGACGGGTACGGCCGGACGTGGCACGTGTCCAGACTGGTCCTGGCGCATCGGCTGGCCTACGAGTTCACGCATGGTCCAATCGACGACCCATCGACCAAGGTGCTGCACCGTTGCGACAACCCGCCCTGTTGCAATCCTGACCACCTCTTCCTGGGAACCCAGGCCGCCAACGTTCTCGATGCCCGTGCCAAGGGGCGACTCGCCAGACAGGCGGGCGCGCGTAATCCCGCGGCGAAGGTGACGGCGCCGCGTGTTGCCGAGATCCGAGCGCAGCACGCGCGAGGCGTTCAACGTAGCGAGCTCGCGCGAGTGCATGGGCTCTGTTGGACCAGCATCAACAACATCATCCAGGGCCGGACGTGGCGAGACGAGGCGATCGCATGAACACCGCCACCCGCGGCACCGCGACCCCGCGCAAAGGGAAGCCGTACATTCACGTCACGTGGTTGGCCAAGGTGCTCGGCGGCGCTCGGTGCCTCTATTCGCCGTGGTTCAAGGCGCATTACCAGCACACGAAGTACGAGGAGCAGGCCGCCGACCTCGCGAAGTGGAACGCCGACCACACAAAGCTGATGAACCGACGCCGCGCGCAGCTCGAGCGCGACGGCTGGACGGTCTCCGTCGAGGACCAGAACGAGTTCCGCCTCGAAGGCGAGGCCGCGATCGTCGCCGGCAAGATGGATCTCGTCGCGGTGAAGGGCGAGGAGGTGCTCGTCGTCGACGGGAAGACCGGGCGCGAGCGCGAGAGCGATATCTGGCAGGTCCTGATCTACCTCTACGCGCTGCCGAAGGCCCGCAAGGATCTGCCGGCGAACCTCGAAGGCGAGGTGCACTACAAGGGCGGTGACGTCAGCCTCACGCCGAGCGAGCTCACACCAGAGCGACGCTCGCGCATGGTCGATCTCATCAAGACGATCGCGAGCGACACCCCGCCGCCGAAGTACCCCGTCAGGGACGAGTGCCGCTTTTGTTCGATCGGATTCGGCGATTGCCCGGAACGCGTGGGACCGCCGAAGACAACGCAGGTGGGGGACTTCTGATGGCGGCCGGACTCGCACCGGCGCTGACGCCGGACGCCATCGGCAAGGCCGTCGAGCGGGCGTGGGAGGCCTTCCTGCTCTCGGAGCGCCGCCAACCCTCGCCGCACCCGAACTACGTCTACGCGTCCGCCTGGCGCCCGTGTGAGCGCCGGATGGTCTACGAGCTGACGGTCCCGGATCAGCAACTCCCCTTCGATGCGTTTACGCTGGCCAAATTCCGGCGCGGCAACGATCGCGAGCGCGATCTGCTCGCCGACCTCTCGCGGATCGGTCGCAACGCCGAGCCCGCATTCCGCATCGTCGGCCAGCAGGACGCGTTCAAGGTGCGCGACCGCAAGGGCCGGCAAGTGATCAGCGGGAAGGTCGACGCGTTTCTCGAGGTCGACCGCTGGCGCGCCCCGATTGAAGTCAAGGCGTGGTCGCCGAACCTGGTCGATCGGATCGAGACCTTCGCCGACGTCTTCGAGAACCCGTGGACACGGAGCGGCGGCTACCAGCTGCTGTCCTACATGTACGGCCACAGCCACCCGGCCGGCTTCCTGCTGCTCGACCGCAGCGGCCTGCCGAAGCTGCTACCGATCGTGCTCGAGGAGCACCTCGACGAGATGGAGGCGTTCCTGGCCAGGGCCGAGCGCGTCGTCGATCACGCCCTGGCGGGCACGCTGCCGCCGTTCATCGACGACCCGAGTGAGTGCCGTCGATGTCCCTTCATGGGTGCCACGTGCCAACCCAACCTCTCGGCGCAGGAGATCCGCGTCCTCACCGATCCCGAGCTCGAGGCCGAGTTGCACCGCTGGCACGAATTGAAGCCGGCCGGCAAGGAGTGGGCGGATCTGGACGGCCGGATCAAGAAGCGCTTGCGCGGCGTGATGCACGCGATCGCCGGCCCGTTCACCATCAGCGGCCGCTGGGGAAAGTCGTCGCGGACGGACCTGCCGGCCGCGATCAAGAAGCAGTACACGGTCACCGACGATCAGGGCCGGTTCTTCCTCGAGGTCGAGAAGTTATGACCGCGACGAGAGCGCGCCGCCGAGGCGAAGCGCCTACGACGGTGAGTACTGATCGCTATCGAGCCGGAAGGCGGTTGTGGAGCGCGGCGGACGATGCACGGCTTCGTCGCCTGTATCCCGACACACCGACCGTCGCGTTGGCGCAGCGCCTGCGCCGATCCCTGACGAGCGTCTACGCGCGTGCGAGTCTGCTCGGCGTGGTGAAGAGCGAGGCCTATCTCGCCGGGCCCCACGCGTGTCGACTCCGGCGCGGCGACCACGTCGGTGCCGCGTTTCGCTTCAGGCCGGGACACCAGCCGGCAAATAAAGGCCTCCGACGTCCCGGCTGGGCATCGGGTCGCATGCGGGAGACGCAGTTCAAGCGCGGCGAGCGCAACGGCGTGGCCGCACGCCGCTGGATGCCGATCGGCAGCACCAGGGTGTGCGACGGCTATGTCTACCGCAAGGTGTCGGACGTGCCCGCCGTGCCGTGGACCGTCAACTGGAAGCAGGAACACCTCCTCGTGTGGGAGCGCGCGCATGGGCCCGTGCCGCGTGGGCACGTCATCGCATTCCGCAACGGCGACCAGACCGATAGTCGACTCGACAACCTCGAATGCATCACGCGCCGCGAGCTGATGGCGCGCAACACCGTTCACAACCTGCCGCAGCCGATCGCGCAGGCCGTCCAGTTGCTGGGGGCGCTCCAACGCCAGATCCGGAGGAGGACCCGTGCGGAAGAACAAGATCGACGATCTGCGTGACCACCTGTTCGAGACGCTCGAGGCGCTCAAGGACGAGGAGAAGCCGATGGACATCGCGCGGGCGCGCGCCGTCGCCGATGTCGCGAAGGTGATCGTGGAATCGGCCAAGGTGGAAGTGGCGTATCTCAAGACCACCGGCGCCTGGTCGGGTACGGGCTTCATTCCGGACGAGCCCGAGAAGCGCGCGTTACCACCAGGCAGCAAGCCGAACGGTTCCGGGAAGGAGCCACGCGCGTGACCTGCAAACGCTGCGGCTGCACGGACGCGATCCCCTGCGCGATCGGCTGCGCCTGGTCGCTGCCGGATGTCTGCTCGCGGTGCCTGACCGCCGACGAGGCGCGGCTCGAGCGGCAGTACGCGAGCCTCATCGACGACCTCCGCGCCGAGCTCGAGCAGGATCGCTTCGAGCGGTATCTCCTCGCCGTGACGCAAGGCTTGCTGGCGGGCGATCCGGCGAGCGGCCATCACACAGAGAAGTTCGTCGAGCAGGCCTTCCACCTGGCCTTGGCGCTGAGCGAGGCGGCGCCGGAGGTCGACGAGGCTGACGACGACGGTGCCCAGCCCGCGACACGGCTGGTGGTGCCATAGGAGGCGCCATGTCGACACCATCGCTGTTCTACGTCGTCACCGGCCACAACGTCACCGAGGCGCAGCGCCGCGCGATCACCCACGCACTCGGGCTCTCGAAGCCGGCGACTCGGGCCCAGGTGCGTGGCTTCCTCGAGCGGCAAGCCCAGCTCACCTTAGAGGCGCTGCAACTGCCGCTCCCAGCCGAGCGCCAGAGACTCCGTGAATCCCCTCAGATGGACGCAGGAGCGTAGATGTCCGGGCACCGGTTGCTGCATGTCGAAGAGAGCACGTCGCGCAAGGTGACGGCGCTGAGCGACTTCGAATACCGCATCTACGAGCAGGTGAAGCTCTCGAGCGACGACTTCGGCGTGATGACGTACACGGCCACGCTGTTGCGCGGCCAAAACGCCAGGTTCAGGAGCAAGGCGACGACCGAGAAACAGGTCCTCGACGGGCTCCGCCGCCTGGTGACCATCGGTCTGCTCCTGCTCTTCGAACACCAGGACGAAAGTTACGTCTGCTGCCCGGTCTGGCAGACCTGGCAAAAGATCCGGTTCCCGAAACGAACGGCCCATCCGAAGCCGCCGGCCGACACGATCGCGCGGTGCGATCCCGAAACCCAGTACCTGTTCTCCTTCCATCCCGGCGGCAGGAAGCTTCCCAAAATCCGTCCGGAGGATTCCCGGAATGGTTCCGGCAGTAGTCCCGGACAAGACCGGGAACGTTCCAACCATCAAGTGAGTGACATTCCTGATCACGCTAACGCTAATGCTAAGGAAGAGAGCGCGAGAGAAACCATCGATCCGCCCAAGCCGGGCTCACGGTCCGCCCGCGTCGCGTCCATCATCGGCCGCCGGGATCTCGGCGCCTTCTGGGAAGGCCCGGTGTTCAACATCCCGCAAAAATGGGCCGAAACCACACTCCGGCTCGCCAACGGCGCGCTCTCCGAGGCCGACCTGACCCAGTTCGCGCAGGAGGTGTCCGCCTCGGTTGAGGCGTCCGGCGAGGACCTCAGCGCAACGGGGAACCTCCTCTCATGGCTCGACGGCAAGCTCCGGCTGTGGCGGAATCAGCGCACGCAGGACCGCCGGCATGGCCGGATCGCCAGCCAGGGCGCCTCGCACCTCGACAAGGTGGCGGCCATGGAGCGCGGTCAATGAACGCGCCGGGGCGGACCCTGCCCCACAACCTGGACGCCGAGCGCTCCGTGCTTGGGGCGATTCTCATCGAGCAAACGGCTGTGGCGTACGACGAGGCGGCCGCCCTGGTGAGCGCCAAGCAGTTCTTTCGCGATGCCCACCGGCGCATCTTCGAGGCGATGGGCGCGCTCGCCAGCCGCCGGAGCGCGGTGGACCTCGTGACCCTGACCGATCAACTCCAGCGGGCCAGTGGGCTCGAGGACGTCGGCGGTGCGGCGTATATCGCCTCGCTCATCGACGGCGTCCCGCGTTCAGTGAACCTCCCGTACTACGCGAGCATCGTCGTCGAGAAGGCGAAATACCGGGAGTTGATCTACGGCGCGAACCGCATCATCGCGGACGCCTACGAGGCCGAGCTGAATGCTGACGAGGCGATCGACCGCGCCGAGGCCCTCATGATGGACATCGGCCGGAGCGCGGCGCGTTCAGAATTCGTGCTGGCGGATGATTGGGTGCGCGAGCTCTACACGGTGATCGGCCACGCGATCGAAACGAAGCGCGTGGTCACCGGCGTCCCGACCAGCCTCTCGAAACTCGATCGCTACACGCGTGGCCTTCAGCCGTCAGACCTGATCTTGCTCGCGGCGCGCCCGTCAGTTGGGAAGACCGCGATGGCGCTTCAGATGGCCCTCTACGCAGCCGAGCACGCGATGACCGGCTTCGTGTCGCTCGAGATGTCACGACGCATGGTGGGGCTGCGCGCGGTCGCGCTCGAGGGACGCGTCGACGCGTTCAAGCTCATGACCGGGTTTCTGAGCGACAACGAGCAGGGCCGCGTCGCGCACGCGATGGAACGGATCGCGTCGAAGCGTCTGGCGATCGATGACGCCTCTGGCCTGACCGCGTCGCAGCTGCGCGCGAAGGTGCGGCGCCTGAAGGCTCGGTATGGGCTCGGGATCGTCTTCATTGACTACTTGCAACTGGTGCGTCTCGGCGAGAAGTCCGAGAACCGCAACCTTGAGCTGTCGGCGATCTCAGCCAGCCTCAAGGATCTCGCGAAGGACCTCGACATTCCGGTTGTGGTGCTCTCGCAGCTGAGCCGCGACGCGGCCAGGACCAACCGGCGGCCGGCGCTTCACGACCTGCGTGATTCCGGCGCGCTCGAGCAGGACGCCGACCTGGTGATGCTGATCCACCGACCGAACCAGGGCGACGACGCCAAGCGCATGGATGACGGGGAGGACGTCGAGATCATCATCGCGAAGCAGCGCAACGGGCCCGTTGGCGTCGTGAAGTTGCACTGGATTGCGGAGCAGATGCGATTCGGAGAGGCGACCGAGTCACCCGAGCAGGATCGGATGCTGTGAGAGATCAACAGCGGCTCTTCGACGCCACTCCGTATGTCGGGCCAAAGGTGACGCCGGCGTATCAGGCCAAGTGGCGTCGTAAGAACCCCGAAAAAGTCAAGGCGTACGAAGACAAGCGTCGCGGGTTGCGCCGAGCGTACAACCGCGAATGGACCAGGAACAACCCAGAAAAGCGTTTCGCTTCAGATCTACGTCGGCGACTCAAGAAGTATGGCCTCACGATCGATCAGTTCAAGGATCTCGTCGCGAAGCAACAGGGTCTGTGTGCGATCTGCAAGCGACCACCTGACGCTCGGAAAACAACCGGAGGCCGCAGGTATTGGCGGCTGGACGTAGACCATTCCCATTTGACTGGAAAGGTCCGGGCCCTGCTCTGTTGCAGCTGTAACGGACTGCTGGGTTACGCGCGCGACAGCATCGAGGTGCTTTCTCTAGCGATCGACTACTTAAGGGCCCACGAATGACCCAAGAGATCCGATTTACGGTTTGGGGTAAACCAGAACCCAAGGGCTCGGCGCGTGCGTTCGTCCCGAAAGGCTGGACGCGGCCGATCGTCACGAGCGACAACCCCGCACTCAAGACGTGGGAGTCGACGATTCGCGCCGAGCTGCAGCGCGTGATGGGCGAGCTCGACGTCGAGACGAAGGCCATGATCTACGCCTCGCCGATCCGCGTCGCGCTAGCATTCCACCTGCCGCGCCCGAAGAGTGCGCCGAAGCGCGTGCTGTATCCGACGAAGCGGCCCGACCTGGACAAGTGCGTGCGCGCCGCCATCGACGCGCTCTCTGGCGTGGCGTTCCATGACGACACCCAGGTGGTCGAGATCGCCGCGGTGAAGCGGTACGCCGACGGCGCGGCCCACGTCGAGATCGTGATTGCGCCGTACGAAGGCGCGTTGTTCATCGCCGCGCAGCCGGCGGCGTGCGAAGCGTACTGAGGAGACGTGATGGACGAACTCCGGAGACTGCGGGAATCCGTGGAACGCCTGCGCGATCACGCGACCGTGCGCATCTTCCGTGAGGCCCGCACATTGGGCCTGCTCAGCGACCCGTTCGTGAACGCACTGGTCGATGCGCTCGGCACCATCTCGCTGGACGAAGCGCTCGCGGCACTCAAGGCCGAAGCCGAGAAGCGCGACGCCGCGCCACCGCGGCGTGAGCACCAGTGGGAGTTCTACGTGAACGGCTCGTTCTGCACCCGCTGCGGCGCGGCGATTGGTAGCGGGATGCCATGTCGATGAGCGCGTGGCGGCCAATTGAGCACGCCGGCGCCCTACTGTCATTACCACGCCTTGGCTGAAAGGAGTCTCATGGACCTCTTCACTGTCGGGAAGATCCCGGTGTACTGCGAAGGCATCACCCATCGCATCGAGCGCCGGACGAGCGGCGACACGAAGGTCGTCGATCTCACGCTCAAGATCGCCCCCTTCAATGCGCAGCTCGCCACCGCGCTCGACCAGACCGAGTACGGCTTCGTCAAGCGGACACTGTTCAAGATGAACAGCGGCGATCCGGTCGTCGACCTCCGGGCCGTCGAGTTCCTGCCGCCCGCCGATCGGCAACGCCTCACGTGTTTTGCCGCGCCGGATACCGAGAAGGCGTCGATCTGCCTCGACCAGGTGAAGGTCACGAAGATTCGCGCACGGTCGTCGAAGGATGCGCAGGGCTGGACGCTCTACATCGGTGTCAGCTTCGGGCCGCTCGATAAGAACGAGCTCGAATACGTGAACCGGTTCTACACGAGCCAGGCGTTCATCACGTGGGACGAGGCGGAGCCGTCGCTCGACTTCGAAGATGGCGACGGGGATGACGACTCCGATGACGATCTCGTCGACGACGCGAGCACGTTGAAGTTCCCGGGCGCTGCTGCCGAGCCTGTCGAAGGCGCGCGCCCGGTCGCCAAGCGCGGATCGAAGAAAGGCCCGCGCAAGACCGACCACGACGCCGAGCGGCATGCCCAGCGCGCCGAAGGGACGAAGCGCGCGAAGGCGAAGAAGGCGAAGAAGTAGGCCGTGTCCAAGAGGCCGCTCGTCTGTTGGATCTTCGGCCACGGCGCGCCGATGCGGGCCCGCGACGCGGACGGTACGTTGATGTGGGTGTGCGCGCGCTGTGGGCGCACCTGGCCGCGCACGGCGTACGGCAAGGCCGGGACCAGCAAAGACGACGACCCTAACGACTACGACGAAGGCTTCGCGTGATGGCCGAGACGTTAATCGCGCTCTACGAGTCCTCACGGAAGTCCGGCGTATGCAGCGCGTGCGCCGCACGGCTCGACTGGTACCACACGCATCCGAAGCAGAAGGCGATGCCGATGAATGCGGGCGCGGTCCCGCGGCGATCGGAGCGCGTCGCCGGCGAGGTGGTCGCGTACTTTTCGTCAGACGACACCCATTGGAGCAGCTGCCCCGATGCCGGACGGTTTCGCACGACCTGACTTGGAGGCGACCGATGACAGTGGCGGACATTCAACGGATCGGGGCCCCGCAGATCACGCGGCAAGACGCGCGGAAGGCGTATCTCGACTACAAGCGGGCGGTGCTCAGCGCGGCGAGTCCCGACGAGAAGAAGGACTACGAGGGCCTGTGGCGCGGCTACAAGGCGATCGCGGCGGGACAGCACGTGCTGGACCTTGGGCAGACGCTCTCGGTCGCCGGCGTTCAAGAGGAGACACTCTTCCCGCGGCTGGCGATCTGTCGGGCGGACGCGCGGATCTGTCGCTGCGTGCTGAAGACCGACGGCAGCGCGACGTTCCTGGACGAGGCGGTACGCTGGCGCCGTGCGCCTCGGCGCGAGGTCACGCTGCCGGTGAACACGTTCCCGCGCTTCGTCACGCAGTGGGACCGTGGCACGCTGATCCGCTATCGACCGGGCGGCATCCTTGAACGGCAGGCGTGGCGTGACGAAGCGACGGCGGTGGTGCCCATCGTGCCTCCACGGTTGCATCCGCGCGCCGCGCTCGCGAACTATCACATCCTGTGGGATGCGGTGTGGACGCCGGCGCCCCCGAAGGACCCGCTGCTGCTGCGGCACTTGGCGGGCCAGCTATACGCGATCGTCGCGCACTGGGACCTGACGCCTCTGGAGCAGGCCGTGCTGCGAGGACGACTCTGAGAGGAGCCCGCATGACCACGATCGCCGCGCTGCTCGTTGTCCTCGCCCTGATCTTCCTGGTCGCTGCCGTGTTGGGCAAGCTGCCGCTCTGGCCGTGCGTGCTCTGCCTGATCCTCGAGCGCGCCGCCGAAGTCCTGGCGCGAGGCCTGCCATGAGCACCGACGATGTGCCTGCCGCGGCACCGGACCGCGCCTACACCTGTGCGGCGTGCGGTGACACGTTCGACACCGGGTGGTCCGACGCAGAGGCCCACGCCGAAGCGCGCGTGCTTTGGGGTGTCGACGGTAACGCGCCCGGGATGGTCGTGATCTGCGATGACTGCTTCCGCATCGTGCGGGCGCGCGCGGACCAGGCGGAAGGGAGTTGATCGACCATGAGCCGCCCCCGTCGCGATCCACCCTCGCCCGACCAGGTGCGCCGCCTGATCGAGTACTACGAAGTCCAGCTGCAGCGCACCCGCTCCATCGATCGCAAGCGCCGCGCGCATCGCGCCCTGGTGCGACTCCGCGCCCTGCGCAAACCCTGACGCCTCGAGGTGGACCCAAATGAAGATCACGATCGAATCGACCGCGCATCTCGTCGACATCAATCGCCACCAGGGCGACGGGCCGGCCGTGCCGGCGCGCGTGTGGCAGGGACAGACCGAGGGTGGCATCCCGATCTATGCGTTCGTGACGCGGATCGCCGTGCGCGCCGACCAGGACCTGGCGCAGTTCGAGCGCGAGCTCGTCGAGACGCCGCCGATGCAATCGGATCTGCGAGACCTGTTCCCGCGCGGCATCCCGGCGCGGCTGGTGCTGGGCTGAGGGCGGCGATGAGCGTGCCGCTCATGGCCGGCGACATCGTGTCGTGTTCGTGGTGTCATTCCGGCGTGCGACTGACGCCGCCCGTCACGTACTGCTGGCACTGTGGGCACCGGGCTGATCTCGCACGGTACGCGTGCGACTGTTCGGGCTGCATCCGCCGGCGATCGATCGTCACGACCGACGACGAGGACCGGCGATGAGCGTGCCCCTCATCGCGGGCGACATCGTCTACATCAGCCGCCTGGACGCCGCGGCCGACGACACGATGCGCTGCACCGTCGGCCTGGCGTCGAACAACGGGCGATCGTTGATGCTGCGCTTCGACGGAGGCTTCGGGCTGCGCTTCGGCATGTATGTCGGCATGATGCCGGTCTTTCAACGGGATGATGGGCAATGGGTGGAGATTCTCGGGCAGACCGTGATTCGCCTGGAACGGGTGCAATGAGGCCGCGCCGGCTGCACGGCTGCAGCGACGAGATTGCCGATCTGCGCCAGGCCCTGGCCATCCTGCACCAGTGCCGCGAGGATGCGCGCCACGACGGGATGATGCCGGGCCTCAACGCGTACGCCGCCGGCCGTCTCGAGCGCGCGGCGGCGCATCTCGAGCGGCAGGTCGTCGGCTACTTCGGCGATCGCCGGCCCATCACCACCGAACAGGCGGCGATGACGGTCCTGCGTGCCCTCGCCGACGAGCTCCAGGCGGCGGGCCTCGCCCTCGACATCGCCGCCAAGGCGCTCAAGGCGGCCGGCGCGGGCTATCGGGCCGAGGTCGCGCACAAGGCGTCGATGCGCGCGCTCGATGCGGCGGATCAGGTCCATGCCTAGTCAGCACCTTGCTTCGTGTTCTAACCACCAGCAGAGGAGAAAACCCCGATGAGCACCAGACGCATTGCCGAGAAGGTTGACGAACTGGCCGCACGTGCCGCGGTCACGCCCCCGCCTGCTGGCTCGCCGCCGCCCGAGCCGCCTCCGAAGGTGAAGCAGACCCGCAGTCTGCTCATCGCCCGCCAAGGCTTGAAGACCGGATTCGACACGATCAACATGCTCACCGCCACCATCACCGACGTGCTCGAGGAGGAGATCACGACGAATCAGGCCAACGTCGTGGTCAACGCCGTGGGCAAGGTGCTCAAGGTCGTCGAGCTCCAGCAGAAGTACGGCAAGCCAAAAGAAGGCGGGCGCGATCGCGACCTCGTGTTGATCGGGCCGGCGGCGTGAGATGAGCCGGTCGACGGATCAGGATCGGTGCCTACAGCGAGCGCGCGCGGTCCTGCGACGGGCGCACCGACTCACCGGCGCCGGTGTGGAGACGACGTGTCAGCACTGCGCCGCCCCCATTCCGCCGCGTCCAGGCGGCAGGCGTGGGCCAACGCCGAAGTGGTGCAGTAGTTGTCGCCCGTTCTCTCGCAACGGCTTCCCGTCACGGCGCGTGTGCGTCTGCGGAGTCATCCTGCCCCCGGGCGCCTGGCGGTACTGCGTCGTCTGCGGCCCGATCGTCAAACGCGAGGGCGGCCGTCGACGCGCGCGCGGGCGGCGATACCGTTGTCACGAATGCGGAGAGCTCGCCACCACGAAGCGTGGCGGGCGATGCCTCCAGTGTTACAACGCAAAGCGTCTGCGGCCCATCGTCGCCTGTCCGCACTGTGGGGCGCCGGTGGTGCAACGAACGCCGCAGTACCGCTTCTGTTGTCGCGCGCATCGCGTGGCGTTCAATCGCGCGCAGCGGCCGGCGCCGCCGCCACCGCCACCGATGCACCCGTGCCCCGGATGTCAGGACTCGATCGCCGGGCCGCCTGATCGGCACTGCAAGACGTGCGCGATCAGGGTTCATCTGGAACGTCGCCGCGCGCAGCGGATGGCGATCCGCGTGACCTGCGTTGACTGCGGCACGCTGCTGCTCAACCGGCAACAGGTCCGCTGGTCGCATAAGCGGCCACGCTGTCTCGACTGTGCCCGGCTCTATCGGCAGCAGCAACCTTCGGCGCTGTCGCAGCGCATGGCGAGTCGGCGCTTCGATCATCTCGCCAAACGCTGGGTGTTGGAGGGCCGCGCGCGGCTGGACGACCTGCCGTCGGATGTCGACGTCGACGTCTTGCAGCGGCTCAAGGGGCTCGCGATTTGGTTCCTGTGCGATCGCCCGGCGTTTACCGAATGGGCGCACCGATGAGCGCGGCGAGCTGCGCCCGGTGGCTATCGATGGAGCGCCATGCCTAACCTGCCGCTCAAGCGCTGTAGTGCCACATGTCCGCAGTTGGTGCCGCTCGGCTCCCGCTGCCCGACCTGCACGCAGGCGCAGCGTCAGGTACACCGCCGCTTCCATGTCGGCGGCGGCTTCTATGGCCGGCGATGGGCGAAGGCGGCTCGGCGGCATCTCGCGGCCCATCCGTTCTGCGTCGACTGCCTGGCGAAGGGCGAGTACACCGCCGCGACCGAGGTCGACCACGACGTGCCACATCGCGGCGATCGTCGGCTCTTTTGGGATGACAGCAACTGGCGGAGCCGCTGCACCTCGCACCACTCGGCGAAGACGGCGCGCGAGGTGGGCTACGGCGGGCCACGATGACGCCAGAGCCTCACGCCGTCCGATGTGTCAGCAGTCGCGACCGGCCCGACGCGAACCGGGGGGGAGCGGTGCCCGCTTTTGAGGACGATCGCTGGAGAG